TTTAAGGGAACTGGACTTGATGTCAAACATCTCGTCGGGTAATATAATTTTACACCGGCGGGACTCCGACCGCTCTTGAGAAGGTTTCTGGTGAAACTGTTTCGTGGTAGATCGCCTCCGGGCTTTATTCTTCTCGAAAGAGAACGTGGCACCAAAGAGGACATCCAGTCATCCAGTGTTCGAACTGAAAGGAACGGATACAGATAGAGGTGATCAAAGGGACCCCGTCCCAATGAGAGCTGATATGGAAATATTATGTCTCCTTAGAAATTCTAATAGAGCATAGTCTATTGCGTACCCTTAGCAATTGATCTACAATTGATCATGATAAGTCTAAACAAAGTCGTAACAAGATGGCTGAAAGAAATGCGGTCAACCGCGCTTTCGGAAATCTATAGGCTACCGCTGGAGGATGATGGAGATATGAGGGGCTGTTTGACTAAGATGTTTCGTCTTTGGCAACCACAGGGAACTCCAACCCCGTCTGAATAGACTGCCTGCAGCCGGTCATCCCTTTCGTGGGGATGATCGAAACTGAAGGATAGCTAGTCAGGGATATGAACTGTTCTGGCAGAGATAGTATCAACAACCGTAAAGACGAAAGTCAATACTAGTCCTGTAGAAGGGATGAAGAAAGTTCTAAGTCCTTGCCAAACTATAATGGATAATATGCTAGGTAATACCAAGCTTATACTATAATTATAATGAGACAGATAACACCTTTACAAGTGCTAACTGCCTCGGCTATTTGGCACAGCGCCGTAAAAAGCGCTAAACGATTAGTTGGGCTTCTCGTAAGATCAGCTCCTCTAATCGTAGGATCTTCTTCTGTGAGTTGGGTAAAGGCTGCATTCCACTTTGCTCGTTTCGTTCGTGTAACCATTATTCACCAGGGTCACCGAGGCTTAGCCATTTACCTTAAGACGGCCAATATTATGCTCATGAGAGCGGTCGCTGGTAATGGGCTAAGTAACTCACGGGAACTTGGCGGAGCAGTGGCTCGAACAAAGAGCGGTTTACCGCGGATAATACCCGCGGGTATGAGGAAGCGTATTAAGGAGGGTGATAGTTCGGTAATCAGATTGTACTTAGGGTTCTTTACTCTTTATCGAGTATTGAACTATCGAGGAAAATTGAAGTTATCCACTATTACAGCTCCAGGTGTACCGATCACTGGATCGTTCATGAGTAGTTGGAGTTCATTTGCAATAGTGTTCTTCGGCTACTTAGAGGGATTTGGTGTGAAGTGTACCCGATCAGATCTCGTTCCGGTGGCCTTTGGTTCAAGAGCCGCTTCTATTGCAACAGAGATGCACCCTAACCCGATGGGGATCGTGGTGAAGGATAAGTCATCTTTAGCTGTTAAGAAGAGTGGTTCATTGGCCAGAGGTTGCCGGTTGGAGCTCTGGGGATATGTTGTCTCAATATTTCCGCTCTTGAAATCCGGTCCTAACTCACGACGAGGAAGAGTCAATAGTTATAATATTATTGGCGACTTGCTCGCGTGGGTTCAACGTCCGCAACTCTTTTCCTCCTTCCAAGTGCTTGTGGCGGTTACGCGTTCGTGGATACTATTTTCGCCCGTCCTTGCGGACGTGCTTAGATATATGGGATCAAAATTCCCTATCCTGTTCGCGCCCCATCACGGAGCATTTTGGTTAGGAAAGTTAAGCGTTAAGGAGGAACCTGGAAAACTTCGAGTCTTTGCTATGGTGGACTCTTTGACACAATGGTTACTCTATCCGTTACACAGAATGATCTTTGACAAGATTCTGAGGTTAATTCCTCAGGACGGTACTTTCGACCAAATTGCTCCTGTGAGGCGCTTAATTGCGCTTTTGCAGGAAGGTCGGGATCACCGCGTCTGGTCATTTGATTTGACTGCTGCGACGGATAGGATACCTGTTATGTTACAAGAGGTATTATTAGGGTTATTCATGACACCCGAGTTTGCACGCCACTGGAGGGCGATCCTCTGCGATCGAGATTATAAGGCACCCGACGAGCTTATTAAGCAAGAAGGGTGGAAGCGCCATAAAGGCGTGACCGGCGCGTTTTCGCGCAGCCTTCGATACGCAGTGGGTCAACCAATGGGAGCGTACAGTTCTTGGGCCATGTTAGCTCTAACCCATCATATGATGGTGCAGTTCGCCGCTTGGAAAGCGGGATGCAGAGGTTGGTTCGAACGATATGCGGTTCTCGGAGATGATTTGGTAATAGGAGATTACCGGGTCGCTCGTGAGTATTTAGAGCTCTGCCGTGTGATTGGAGTGGAAATCAATCTGTCGAAGTCGATAGTAAGTAACAATCTCTCACTCGAGTTTGCTAAACGCTTCTTCCATAAAGGCGTGGAGGTAACTCCAGTACCTTTATTGGGATTAGCGGTAGGTTGGCTCGGTGTGAGGGATCTAGCCGAAATCGCTTCGCAGGTTGCTTCCCGAACAGGGAAAATTCCATCCTTTTACATGATGGGGCGCTTTATAGGTTTGGGTTTGTCGACCTGTACTGGACTAGGCCAAAAGCTGATATTTAGTATGGGCCGGCGAGCTCGATCAATCGTGTTACTTCTTTCACGTCCGGGTTCTTCTCATGGTGTTGCCAATCTCCTAGAATGGTACACGATGACCCGCGCAAGCGGATCAACGTTAGACCATCAGGGAGCGTGGCCGACTATTGCGGCTGTCGTGAGACAGCGTATTGAGCACTTTCAGGGCTTAAACCTTCGCCGTCGCCTTTATAAGGCGTTACTAAGTTTCGACTTAGTACCCGCATTGCGGGCGTACTGGGGGAGCGCTTTCGAGCGCATGGCCTGGTTTGGGCTCTCGCAATGGTGGGAAGAGAACGTAATTGTTCCCTTCAAAGCACCAATGTTGAAGAAACTTGACGAGATTGATGTAATAATCAAAGACATCAACCGGGTGATTGCTAGTAAAGATGAGGAGACTCTACTTCGTCTATTACAGACTATGGAAGATCTGGAAGAGCAAGTTGCGTTGGTACCTACTGCAGTTCGTCTCCAAAGGGAGGAACGGGAGATTTCCCACCGAAAGGTGGATAAATATCCTAAGCGGGTGCGATCGTGGACAAAACTCATTCGGAAATTCCGTAGAGCCGACCAGACCGCAAGACATGTTTAAGGCTACTCTAAAGATATCGATAGGTAAGCAACGTATTGCTCATAACCCGCGTGAGCGGTATAATTCGACTTTGGTCGTGATACGCCTGATCGAAGTGGCCTTTGATCTGTTTTGTGTTTAGGTAGGCTAGCTCACTTAATATCCCACTCACTAGGGATTTTGACCTTAGAAAAGTCATCATCCTAATGGATAAGATCCGACTCCCTCTACTGCCCATAACCTGCTCCCAGAGGGGAGGGTAAGTATGGAACAAGTATTCGAAAGCAGCT